GACCAGCAGGAACAGTAATCGGTGGTGCAGGAGGTGCCTTGGCTGGCGGTGCCTATGGATTGTATAAAAACTGGGACGGTTTGTTTGGTGGTAAAAAGTCCGAAGCCAATGGCGCTGTTGTAACACCTACAACCGCAGCAGCTACTCCTGCAGTTGTACCTTCGCCCATGCCACAGACAAAACCAATGCCCGTGGCAGGCACCGGAGTGGTAGGATCGACTCCGGCAGACCCTGCACTTATGAACTACGAATTTTCTGGACCAAAATTACCGTCAAGCATGTCTGCTAGTATTGCATCCAAGGAAACCGTCACTGCCGAGAATACTTCTAAGCAACAGTATCTACAGAAGGTTGGTACATTAAGCAAAGACAATGTTGTGGCCAAGGAAGCCAACAACAAACCAGTGGTGATCAACCAACCTGCAGCACCAGCCCCGGCACCTGCGCCAGCGCCGGCCAACAACATGATGGTGCCGCGCGGACAGGTACGCAGCACAGAAAGTGCCATGGAGCGCTACAGCACTCGTAATGCGCATTTTTACTAATAAAAAAAGGGGGACCGAAGTCCCCCTGCAGCAAGATTTGCTACAATCAATCGTCGGCTGCTAACTTGGCAAAGTAGCTTAGACTTTCATCATCCTCATCAAAATCGGCTTCAGCCTTGGGTGCTGGTTTAGCCACAGCGGCAGCTGGTTTAGCAGCTGCACGCGGCATATCTAGATCAGCACTCTCAGCACGCACTGCTGGTGCACCTGCGGCATTCAGTACCTGCTCCAGTTTACGCTTGAGTTCTTCATAGCTCTTGAAATGACGCTCATCCATGAAGTCAGACAGGCTGTGTTCCGCTGACCAGATCTTCTCAATTTCAGCATCATCGTCACTCAGTGCAGCTGCACTGGCGAACTCAGACTTGTCATAGTTACGATAACCCTCGACATTGCGGATCTTGATCTTAAAGTCTGCACCCTTCCAAAAGTCAAAAGGATTCAGCGGCTCTTCATCCTGGAACTGAGGCTGCATTACATCCTTGATTTTATCAAAGATCTTTTTGCCAAACTTGAACAGTTTGACCTTGCCTTCGTTGCTAGGATTAGATGGATCAGACACCACATAGACGTTGCAGACATAGCTCAGACGGCGTTTCTGCTTGCGGGCGATTTCCTTGTTGGCTTCGCTGCCACTGTTCCAAAGCTCATTGTTGAGTTCGCTGACAGGGTCAGGTTTGCCTATGGTGGTCAGGCTATTCTCAATGTACCACTTGCCAGTAGGACCTTGAAAGCCATGATTCCAGATACGTACCCAAGGAAGTTCTTCACCACGGGGAGGAGGTAGGAAACGAACGACAGCATAACCGTTGCCAGCCTTGTCGACTGTTGGTTGCCAGAAGCGATCATCTTCTTTGCGTTCGCCACCTGCGGGTTGACTGATTTTGTCCACTTCCTTCATCAGGGTGTCAAAACCACCGCGGGATTTTCTAAGATCGGATAGACTATTAAATGCCATTTGTATGCTCCTTATTTGCGTTGTATAAACCGAGTATGGTTGGATTCATCATCAATGTTGTCATCAAACACATCATCATCGGCATCCTCATTTACTGGGGATGCGTCATTATATATATGTTTCTTGTATTTTTCAATGGCTTTTTCTAGCCTTGTTGCCGTTTTATTTTTAATACCTTTACGGCTCTCATCTCTGACGTTACGAAAAGTCTTGCCCATGGTCCTTGACTACTCTGACAAAAGGCCAGTGTGAAATGTACTCGTGTATGCGGTTCTGTGCATGACCAATTTTAACACTAAATTCCTGAGTCTTGCGCAACCGTTCATTGAGCTCATTCACTATCATGGCCAGGTTATTAATATCGGCGTCTAATCTTAAAAATGATACTTCAAGTCTTTCTAAACGATCATCCAGAGACAACTCATCCTGGTCTGAATTTTTCTTCATAGATTTTTCTGAAGGCATCGGTGTCAAATTTTAAAAAAGGTCGATATTTACGTATCAGGCGACTGGTTTCAGGCCACATGAATACACGCTGCATGGTCTGATCATAGTCGTTGCAGAAGTTCAACAATACATCCAGTATCACCACAGTCTCTAGACAGATATGATTGCCAAAGTAGGCTCGCAGTATCAGTGGATGCTGACCAGCTGCATGACTAATCAGATCCGCGCCTTCATCGGCCATCAGATTGGTTAGTGTGTCTAGGTCCTGTGTGAATATGTATCTCAGACTTTCTACTCTGCGTTTCCAGCTCTGATACTGACGAGCTGCATCGGCATTGAACACACCGCCCCAGCGATCGCCCGCAGTAAAATTAGCCACCATGAAGTCACAGATCTCGGCATCCTGATATGTCTTGGTTAACTGCAGGAACTGAAAGGATTTGCCCGAGCCAACAAAACTCTTGTGGCTGGCTCGGATTCGTCCTCGTTGTTTGATCACATCATATTCGTCGGTCTGGAAATGTGCACGCAAAGCCAAATACATCTTGTAGGCTTCAAACTCAGTCATGTTCATAGTGGTAGTCGGGCGCTGCGTTTCATAAGGTTGGCTTCTTCGGCTTCAAAACGAATACGTTCTTTGAGTACTGGATTGATCAGGGGAGCCACGGCTTCAATGTCTATGTCTTTTTCAGTGCAGTAATTGATGATGGTATCCATGCTGCTGATACGATCCAGACGACTCTGAGCCAGCACCCAAGCACTGAACTCATTGGCACTGTTGAATTGTTTGGTGATAACAAATTCATTGGTTAGATTTTCGCCCTGTGCATCCACATTTTTATTGACCTTGACTTCGCCATTGGGTCCAGTCAACACCAGACCCAAGGCACTCTGACTCTGAACTCTATCGTTGATGCCACCCATTACGCTGCCCTGGCCTGAGGCACAGTTCCGCTAAAAAGAGGCGAAGTCTGCGGAGGTGGCGGGGGTTGCTGTGGCTGCATCCACTGCGCTGTGGCCATGAGATCACAGACATACTCATAGGTGCCAACGTGTACTGTGCGAGTCCAGGGTGCCAAGAAAATCTGGCCGCCTAGTTGTCGCCAGCGTTTGCAGAAGGTAAAGTCTTCGCTGGTATAGGCACGCGTGGCTTCATCGATGCTGACATCAAAATAGGCATGAGCTTCGCGCGGAGCATCGGCTCGACGTGTCATGGTGGCTGGATCCATGGTTTCTGAACCGCCGCTGATGATGCGGATATCAGGCATGCGTGCCGCCATCTCAGTAAACACTCGACGGTTAACCAACATCATACCAGTGGCAATGCTTTCTACTTCTACTGGTTCATTGATGTTAAAGGTTAAACTATCACCCACAGGCTTGAAGGTGGATTCGGCAATCACAGCATTGATGGCATGTGGTGGAATGTCAGGACGACTGCTGACAACATGTTTAACAGCATCCCAGTTCATTTTCTTCTTGGCATACTGTCCACCAATGATGTCCTTGTCGGCTTGAATCATGCGAATCACATCATCGGCATCAAAGCCCAGATCGGCATCGATGAACAGTAAATGCGTGGCCTGACTTTTTAAGAAGCCTTCAACCAGGATGTTGCGAGCCTTGGTAATTAAACTTTCATTGGCTGCGACTTCGAACATGGTGGGTATGCCAGCCTGACTTAGCTTGGTCAGCAGATTGATCAGGCTGATCATGTACATGTAGTTGCACTGACCACCGAACATCGGAGTAGCAATAAACACCGATTTCTGTCTGGGCGCTTCGGCCTGTTTGTTGACAAACAGGGGATTGACTTTGCTGGGCGCCTTCACAGGCGGCTTGAGTTTAGTACTCATATTGAATCATTCTCCGTTTCAGTTAAAATAATACAGTTCAACATTCACTGCACTGTTATATATCAGTATAAGGCAAGTTTTACAAGCTGTCAATAGAAAATATGGTTACCAATGCGAGCCTTGGGTTGTTTATTCCAACCAGGCTGTACATAGGTAGCATGGAAGTATTTGGCACCCTGCAGTTCTGGTAGACGCACACCATCCAGCATGACGCGACGAGCTACGCGCAGACTTTCTTCATAGAGATGCGGTGCGCGAATCTTCAAATTGCCTTCACAGACCCAGCTGAACTGACATACAGTCAAACCTTCGTAGTGAGTCTTTTGGTGTACAACACCGCAGACCGATGCAGGAAATTGACCGCTGTTGACTCTGTTCATGGTGACCTGAGCCACGGCAATCTTGCCCTTGATGGGCTCGCTGGCACTTTCAAAATAGATGTTGCGAGCCATGCAGGTAATTTCGCGATTGAGTTTGGCTTCTACCAATTTCTTTTTGGTGCGCTCGGCAGCAATGCGTTGGCTTTGGATTTCCTGGGCCATGCGAGCCTGCGCCTGAGTTTGATACAGTGTATTGATGCCGGCTACAAATACGGAAAATAACGTGGCACTAACTAAAAAACGTCGAACAATGTGTCTGTTCAGCATGAGTTCTCCTTGTTAAGAAGGTACGCCGAAGCGTACCGTTCCCCCAATCAGGCAGATTTTTTGCTTACTTTATCTGAGGGTGTGTTAGAAACAAAACCATTCAAGGACTGTGCCTTGGCAATGACATCGTTTTCTGTGGGGTAGGGCGGAAGTGCTGGGTGTTCAGGTATTTGTTGTCCGTGAAGTTTAGCGGACTCTACCTTGACTTGCCAGTCTTGACTAATTTGATCACGCTTACCATAATACTCTTCGGTAAGCATTTCCTTCGCCATTTTTAGAAGTTCAAGGCGAATCTCGAACGGTGTCAGATTTGACATGGTGGTACCTTTCTGTGTTGTGAGTGATGT